TGACGTAGATGTAACGCCTGAGTTTGGATATCGACGAGCATTTTCTAAACCGACTGACTGGGTATTAACTTCGTCTGTTTGCTCTGACGAATACTTCGATGCTCCTCTAATAGAATACTCCCACGAGACAGGATACTGGTATGCCGGTATTGATGTTATTTATGTCAGATATGTTTCTAATGCCGCAGCCTTTGGTGGTGATTTAAGCCTATGGCCTGGAACCTTTGCTGATTTTGTAGCTGCTGATTTTGCATCGAAGATTATCTTTAAACTCACCTCTGATGAGGATAAGCGAGATTCTGTATTAAAGTGGCGAAAGCAAAAACTATCTCTAGCCAAAAACAACGATGCTATGGCTGGCCCTCAACAATTCCCTGCCCCTGGAAATTTTGTAACCTCGCGTACTCGATATAATACCCGTAGGGACAGAGGCAACAGAAACCGACTCTTAGGCTAATGGCTAAAGAGACATTAGAACTCAAGACTTTTAACAGAGGGCTTATATCCCCGCTTGCGCTTGCGAGAACTGATTTAGAGCGAACAGCCTTTTCTGCCGAGACTTACACTAACTGGATGCCTAGAGACTTAGGCTCGATGATGCTTCGTGCAGGAAAGAAGTATATCGGGAATACTCGTTCAGACCTTGCTGCGAAGTTCATACCTTTTATATTTTCAGCCTCCGATACTGCTTTATTGGAACTTACCGCGACTACTCTGAGAGTATGGGTGAGTGACGCACTTGTGACGAGAGCAGCGGTGACGAGTGCTGTTACTAACGGTACGTTTGATTCAAACATAACCTCGTGGACAGACAAATCAGCAGGTACTGGTGCGTCAATATGGGTCACAGGTGGTTATTTGGGCTTAACTGGAGATGGTACTAACGAAGGTGCTAGTGAGCAGGAAATCACCACTGTTGAGACTTCTACAGAACACGCTTTAGATATCGTCATACAAAGAGGGCCGGTTCTTTTAAGGGTAGGCTCTACCACAGGTGATGATGATTATATCACTGAAACAACCCTTGGAACTGGAAGTCATTCTCTAACCTTCACCCCTACAGGAAACTTTTTTATCAGGTTTTTAAGCCGACATAAAAGACAGGTTCTTATAGACTCCTGTGATGTTGGGTCGAGTGGTGTTATGACTGTAACGGCTCCGTGGGCTGCTGCCGACTTATCAAGAATTAGATACGACCAATCTGCTGATGTTGTTTATGTGCCGTGTGCTAAAACCACAGACAGCATAGGATATCAACAGTATAAAATCGAGCGAAGAAGCACAACGTCATGGTCGGTGGTTAAATACGAGGTAGAAGATGGGCCGTTTAAATCAATCAATCTTGGCCCGATAACAATAGCGACCGATGCTTTAAGCGGTAACGTGACATTAACTGCTTCACAGAATCTTTTTAAATCAACTGACGTTGGTGGGCTTTATAAAATAGCTTCCTCCGGTCAGACAGTAACAGCTTCGGTGAGCGCACAAAATACCTTCACGGGTACAATTAAGGTCACAGGTGTTACGACTCAACGAATCTTCACACTTACTATATCCGGTAGGGTTGACTCGACCATAACATTACAAAGGTCTTTAACCTCAGATGCAGGGCCGTGGGAAGACACTTCTCCTCAATACACCGCAGACACAACGATTTCTTTTGATGACACTTTAGATAATCAAATCGCATGGTATCAAATAGGCATAAAAACAGGTGAATACGGAACGGATACCGTTGTCCTGACCTTGGATTATCCTATTGGGTCGATAGAAGGGGTAGCACGAATAACCGCATACTCCTCTGCAACGAGTGTTTCTGCTGAAGTTATTACAGACTTTGGTGGGACGACAGCGACAGCCGACTGGTATCAGGGAGAGTGGTCTGACAGAAATGGATGGCCTACTGCCGTAGCATTGGTAGAAGGACGTTTAGGTTGGTCAGGACGATCTAAAGCATGGGTGAGTGTATCGGATGCTTACGAGTCATTTGACGATGATGTTGCAGGAGACTCAGGAACGATCACCAGAACGATAGGTTCAGGGCCGGTAGATAATATTAACTGGATGATATCAGCCGACCGATTAATGTTGGGTGCTGAGACTACAGAATGGACATTAAGGGCTTCGTCTGATGACGAGATTCTAACTCCGAGCAATGCTAATTTTAAATCATTCTCCACACAGGGTTCTTCCACGACTATCGCTGTGAAGATGGATGATTCGGTTATCTTCATACAACGAGGTGGTGCAAGGGTATACGAGGCAGCAATGGGGCCGACTTACAGATTACAGTCTAACGACCTGACTTCATTCTACCCTGAAGCTGGAAGCTCACAAATAACCCACATAGCGATACAACGTCAGCCTGATACGAGAATTCATTGTATGAGAGCCGATGGTTCTGTGCTTATCTTTTTGTATGATAAATATGAAGAAGTCGCCTGTTGGGTAAAACACACAGGAGGTACGGTAGAGGATATCGTAGTCCTGCCTGGTGCTGCTGGAACTGGAGAGGATGCCGTTTATTATGTTGTAAACAGAACGATTAACAGTGCGACTGTCAGGTTTTTGGAAAGATGGTCATTAGAGTCTGAGTGTCAGGGCGGGACTACAAGTAAGCAATTAGACGCACACGTTACCGGAACTGTCACTGGAGGGATAATGTCTGGATTGACTCATTTGGAAGGTGAGACTGTGACTGCGTGGGTGAATGGTAAAGACGCGGGTACTGGAACAGTTGCTAGTGGGTCGGTATCTGGACTGACTTCAGATGGTTCAGGAGTGGTTGGAATAGCTTACACAGCGCAGTTTAAATCAGCCAAATTATCTGAACTAACCCAAAAGAAGAACATTACCCGACTGGGCGTTATTTTGTACAACACACACTATCAAGGACTTCAGTATGGCCCTGACTTCACCACTATGGACAACCTTCCGTTAATGAAGGACGAATCCCTTATAGCTGATGACACGGTACATTCTACCTTTGACGAAGAATCATTTAACTTCCCTGGTGAGTGGAGTGCAGATTCGAGACTACACCTACAGGCTGCTTCACCAAAACCCTGTACATTACTCGCTGCTGTTATAGGACTAGAGCGATGAAGTGGGAACACCGATTTTGTGAAATAAGTATAGGCTCTGCTTTCGCCATTGGCGGGGCTGTTTTAGATTACAACGCCAACAAGAAGGCTGGTAAGCGAGAAGCTGCGAGGAGTCTTGAGCAGAAAGTCTATAACGACATAGCAGCAGGGCAGAGAGTCGCTGTAGGGCAACGTAGGAGCCATGAAGAGTTAAGGCAGTCCAAACTCAAGGCTTCTCGTGCGGTGGCTGTAGCGGCTGCTGGCGGGGCTTCAGGAGACATTGACCATTTAATCGCAGATATTGAAGGAGAGGGTATTTACCGAGCAAGCATAGCGACATTCGAGGCTGAGACTGAAGCTGAGAGATTAAGGTTTGAGGGTGAGCAGGGATTAAAGACTGGACGAGACAGGAAGAAGTTTTACGATAACAAAGCTGTATCCTCACTATTGAGTGCGGGTGGCAGTCTTTATAAGGGAACGAGGTCTAGTCCATCAAAAATCCCGTATTACAAGCCTGAGTATGGTTTTGGGAGAGGCAAATGAAACTACCTGATACTTATGGAGAAAGACCTGTTCCGAGATTTGGTGGCAAGTTACAGGTTGCCGAAGTCACTCATACGGGTAGTGTAGGTGGAGCCTTACAAGACCTTGGTGAAGTATTAATTCAGGAACAGATTAAGGACGATAGAAACTCTGCGCGTGATGCTGAGACTGAATTAGAAAGACGATTACTGATAAACCGTAAGGGTCAGACAGACGCTAACGGAAAGTTAGTCGGTGGATGGGAGAATTTAAAAGAGGCTAAAGTAGACGAAACATTCATACCGAGGGAGACTGCCCAGTTTAAATTAGCTGTAACCGAGTCAGCTAAAAACCTATCTCCAGGTGCGCGAGAAATCTTCACCAGAAGAGCTGATATTATCAATAATAGATTTACTGGTAATTTAATCGACCATGCTACAACTCAGAAAGAGGCTAAAGATAAACGAGGACATGAAGCCTATATTCAGGCACAGAAAGAAACCGCGTCAGTCAATTCATTTAAGCCAAATGAAGTTTATACCGCGATAGCAAATATCCATAAAAAACAAAATGAACGTGCTGCCCATATGGGTATTGAGGGTGATGCGCTTAACAATGCGAAACTTGCGGCTGAATCAGAGATTCATTTTAATGTAGTTAAGAATGCCGTAGATGATGGTAACGCCAAGTATGGTAAGTTTTGGTTAGACGGTGATGAGAATACAAAGGGTCATCGCGATGGCATGACT